GAAGGAACACCTCTTCCTATGTGATATCCACCAGGAATAGGTTTGCACTTCTTATCATCAGTGCAATAATAGTATCCACTTTTACACGTTTTCATGTAATTATCGGTATCCTATTTTTTATTTATAGGTTAGAGATAGTAAGGTTATTAACAGCACCAACACCTACCCAAGTAGTTCCATTATAAATTTCTAATTGCGTACTAGTAGTATTAAAAATGAGAGCACCTGCGTTTACTGTGAGTGCATCTCTTTCTGTTGTTGTTATTACTGGTGGATAGAACATATGAGCAGCAGTTACCACACCAGCAAATACAGCATTACCACTAGGTTTCATGGTAATACCAACTCCTGTACCACCCTCATAATCATATCCAACATCAAGTCCACTTCTAGCAGTAACAAGACCAATAGAGTCTAGATTTTTTATATTCTCTTTAAATATAGTTCCAGCAACAGAAATATCTCCATCAAACTTTGCAACAACTGTCGTATTAGCTAATCCTGTGGGACCAACATATAATGGAAACTCTTCTTGTGCTGCAGTAGTATTAATTCCAACATACTTGGTAGTACTAACACCAACTGAATTAGATGCCCATGTTCCACCTGCACCAGCAGTACCTCCCGCAGAAGGAGTGAATAATTGAAGATCTTTATCCCATGCTAAAACAAACCCATCAGTTTGAATACCAGCTCCAACATCAACATCCTCCATTCTAGCAAGGAAGACTTCACCACCTCCTCCTAAAACAGATAGTTGTTGCTGTATTCTATTAATGAATAACCTATAATGCTCTGCTAACTTTTCATGAGTTACATAAGTTTGATCCAAAGGAGTTAATGGATCAGAATTATCTACATTAGGAGGAATATTTAAAAGACCTTCTGTAAGAGTCTTCTCATCAAATTTTTCTAAAATTTCTTCTAACTTATCAACTTTTTTTGAAAGAGATTGACTTCTTTCTTCTAAGTTATCAGTTACTCTTATCTTTTCTACAAGATCTTTAAATTCTTTCTTTAAACTATTAACATGTTTTTCATTAACAGTAAAATCTATTTTCATCTCTTTCATTTGAGATGAAAGATTCTTTTCAAAATTAACTACGGCAGGAACCACCGCATTCTTCATTTCAGTGTAATACTTAGAAGTACTAGTATCTAAATTCTCCTGCAACTCACAAATATTATCTGTGAGACTCTCTTCCATTGTATTAATTTTTTCTCCAAAGTTAGAAAGAGCATCTTCATATTGAACTTCCTTTGCTTTGAAATCCTTAGAAAGATCATCATATGTTCTAGAAAGTTCCTTAGATTTACTAATTAATTTTTCAATTGTATTAGTCTTTTCTAAAAGAACTTCATCAATTTCAATATCTTTATTATTAACTCTGTGTTGTAAATTAACAACATTCTTATTAATTTTAGAAACTTGTTCATCTAAATTTTTAGACATATCTTTAACTTCTTCTTCCGTCTTCAATTTAGAATCTATGAGAAGTTTTTTATACTTAGGAATTTCTGTATTAACGAATTCATCAAAATCTTCAGTAATCCCTTTAATTTTAGACTCATATTTTTCTTCTATTTCTTTTGCAGTTTCTTTAACTAATTTTTCATTTGCAGAAATCTTTGCTTCTGTTCTTACTTCTGTCTCTGCAAAAAACTTTTTATATTGTGGTAATACTTTTTCAAGAAGAGAATCTACCCTTCCTCCAATACCCTTAACTTCTTTTTTTACGGAAGAAAGATTTTCTTCATTAAGAGATTCAATACTTTGTGTAATAGAATCTAGATTGGAATTAATTTGTTGATGTACTCCTTCAACACTAGATGTTAAATCTTCTTTAAAATTTAAAAAACGATTATCAACTCTTGTTTCAGAATCTACAATTAATTTTTTGTATGACGGTACTTCTTCACCTATAAAATCTTCAACCGTTTCTGATAGAGAAGAAAATTCTTCCTTTATATCTAAAATACTTTTAGAATTTAAAGTTTTTACCTTATCTTGAATATTTCTTATAGACTCCTCAACAAAAAATAACTGAGCAGTCATGGCATCATCAAGATCTTCTTTACTAATAAGATCCTCAATACCTTCCCTTATTTCCTCTACACTTTGAGTAAGAGTATCTACTTTTTGTACATTATTTTTAAAAGTATCAAAGGTTTGAGTAAATTCATTAAGATTTTGAATATGATCGAAATTTCTTTTAAAGGAATTAAATGCTTCTGAAATTGTTTCTACTTTTTCAGGGGAAGCACCAGCTAACTCTTCCTTCACTACATCCATAGATGAATTAGGATTCTTATTATAAAATTCTGAAGGTTTTTTAAGTGGCACGTATTTTTACCCCATCTACAAGTATATTTATTTCAACCCTTTTTGGGAGTTTCATTTTTAATAAGTTTAGCAAGATCTGCGGTGGATCCAACAAATAACGCATTAGTAACATTAGTTGGTCCTTTACTTACTTGTTCTTCATTAACATCTTTCAGTTTTTTCTGAAGATCTATTAACTTATCAGTTGCATCAGAAACACTTTTGATAAGTTGACCTGCAACTTCATATGCTCTGGGCATTTCGCTTTCTTGAGCAATTTCAAGAATTCCATCAATTGCTTCTTGACCTTTTTCTATTATACTATAAAGATTTCCTCTTGTATATTCATAGTCTCTGGTAATATCATCCTTAGTTAATCTATCAGGTTTTTTTAAACCACCAGGAGTAACATCCGTAAGTTGATCTTTTTTAGTAGTACATCCATTTTCGGGAGTAACTGATACCTCATCGGGAGTAATATTAAAAGTTTTATCTAATCTATCGGTCATGAGATAGTACCATCAAATCCAAAGTTATCACCATCTTCAATGAGTGCATTATCATCATAAGTAACAGCTGAATCAGTAGCAGAAGTTATTGGGTTGATAACTCTAACCGCAGACCCCTTAACATGTGAAGCAGCAAGAGTGTTATCTTGTGCTCTTTCAACAATAATAGAATTTGTATTTACCATTGTTATCTTCATTTCTTCTTCATCAATATAGCAATAAGTTGCCTTTGCTGGTTCCGAAGGATCTAAGAAGATATTAGATGTAGAAACAACTTTAATTTCTACTTCTGTAAGATCTACATCTTCATCTAACGTAGTAGTTATCGGACCACCATAACTCTTGGTTGCTCGTGGAGTAACACTGTATGTAAGGTCTCTTTGTGTATTTGTAGTATCTGTACCAGCAAGATAACTGACTCTGGAACTTCTGATAAGATCTTTTGTAGCAGCAGCAGATGGACCAAATAGATATGTTTTAGCAGTAAATCTTAATGTATAAAGAAGAACTCTTCTAGTCTCAAAGTCTCCTTCATAATCATCCTGCATTGTAATGTTTTCTAATACAATAGGAATATCTCTTTTCTCTTTAATTGTTTCAACCAAAGTAACAGTAACATTATAAGCTGGTTGAAAATATGGAAGTATCTGTTCTGTGATTTGTAGTGCGTCATCATTTAACTTACACATAATAGCAAGTTCAAATTGCATATTATAAGGAACTGGCATATATGACTTCTGAGTTTCAGTTCCATCATTAGGATCTTTTACTGTAAATTGCTGAGTAGTAGTTACCTTTCTAGATGGGTCATATGTCAACCCTGTAAACTCAAATGACATTCTAGGCAAAGTAATTGCCGTTGCTTTATTTAAATCAGGTGTTTGATTTAATCGTGCCAAAAATTTCTGAGTAGGACCATATCCCAAAGGAACTCTTATAACAGAACCCTCTTGCTTGACGGTGATTCCATTAAAAAGAGTACCAAAAGAAATAATGGTTCTTCTCAGAATTTCGTTATAAAAATACTCAAACATTTCTACACTACTGGTATATTGTATTTATACCCAACGAGTTACCGTCAATTCTATGGTGTTATCTTCCATCTCCCATTCCTCTGCAACTTGGAATCCTTGCTTCTTAACAGTATTGTGAATTGTCATTCTAGCATACTGTTGATTTACCTTATCCATAAACCTTTCCACTGGAATAGGTTGATTCCAAGTTTCAAGATCAGCAACTAATTCATACTCTCCTGTATGTGGATTCATACGAAAACCAACATCTTTTGAGATAGCAAGATCTGCCTCTACTGTTTCGTGATTAATACCATGAGCACCAGTAACTCTAAGTTCTTGATCTTCTACTACGGTATATTGTAGAAGTTCTAATGCTTCTTGTAATTCAGGTTTGTTCCTGATTTTCGTTTTTATTGTGCTGAAGTGAGACATGTTCGTTAACGATAGCAGGTTGATAAAATTCAGGTTTAAAAGATCTTGTTTGCAAAACTCCAAGTTTCTTTTCAATAGATTCTGTTAAATCTAAACATTGATTGGATGCCGCATCTATAACTTCCTCAGTTACAGTGCCATCTTGTCTAATTTTAAATTTAATAGTTTGTTGTTTTGGCATTATCACAAAATACAATAATTATATTATAGCACAAATATTTATGGAGTACCAAATGGGTTCTGTTCAGTAAAGTCCATAATAGCATCTGCTTGTGTTTCTATTTCCAAATTATCAGCAAATCCATCATCAGTAGGTTCAAGATCAATTACTCTAACAGTGTGACTTGCACCTGATGTTTGTCCTACTAACTTCTCTCCTCTTGTCCATGATCCACTTACAGATGCTAATTCTATTACATTTGTAGTACCATTCCATGTTCTCACTCTTGCAGTGGTTCCACTGGTTTCTCCTGTAACAACCTCATTAAACTTGTAATTTCCTGTATTATCAAGAGCAGGATCAGCGATAGTTAAAGTAGGAGCAATACTATAACCAAGACCAGCATTGGTTATATCTTCT